GAGCTAGCAATGCACGCCAGAAAGCTTGAGCGTGAGAACGCTGATCTTAAAGCCATACATAAGACATTAATTATTGACTGTCAGCAATACACTCCTGAAAGCTGGAAAGAAATTTGCGACATTCAAGAACCTGCTGCTGTCTTGCTTAATGGCAAGCAGATGACTGATCTTATGAAAGACAAAGAGCGAATTTCTTGGCTACTCACAACGCAAAGCTTTATGGCGATGCACCTGCTGGGTACATGCGAAGATATAGATGAAGCGATGGAAGTAAATCAATAATCACTTTAGGTCAGCATAATGAAACGGGGACATGTCCCAGAGTGCCTCAAGGCTCCTATACTATGCTGCCTTTACTTTTTAACCAACAACTATGAAAAAACTAAGCGAAACATACAAAGAACTAGGGATTGCGTTCAGCTTCCCCATCGAGATTATAGATGCCAAGGGCAATGAGACTTACTACGAGGACAGTGATGGCTACTGTGAGAGGCGTGAGTATGATGCCAATGGTAAATTGACTTACTACGAGGACAGTGATGACCACTGGTATAGGCGTGAGTATGATGCCAATGGCGATGAATCTTACTTCGAGGACAGCAAAGGCGTAAAGCGAGGCACTCCTAAATCAGCTAAGGCCTGTGAAGGTAAGGTAGTCGAAGTTGACGGCATTAAATACAAACTAACAGCACTATGAAAAAAGAAACAGAGTTGACATTAATTGAAGTATTGCATCAAATAAAAGAGGATTTCATTTACATTAAGAATGAAAACCTTAGACTCCAAGAGGAAAATAACCAACTAAAACAAGCCATCGCGGCACTAAACAAGGAAACCGTAAACCCACTATGACCGATAAAAAACCAGTTCAAATCTTCAAGCCAGACACCGAGAGCGTGTTAGTTAGGGGCTTAAACGCCATGACAAAGGCATGCGATGCACTATCCAAGCAGAATGAAACCCTTAATCTTGATATCGAAAAGATGAAAAACAAGATAGCTAGGTTGCAGGAGCGAATCCTAGTAAACCAAGAATCCAAGGAGTGATTTAATCACTCTGTGTTAAAATCTAATAATGCCTAGAAACTACAGAAAAGAATACGACAATTACCAGAGTAAGCCAGAACAGCGAAAGCGTAACGATGCCCGAAAGAAATCCAGACGCAAGATGGTCAAGGCAGTAGGGAAATCCAAGCTGAAAGGCAAGGACATCGACCACAAAGATCGCAACCCTCGCAATACCTCTCGTAAGAATCTACGTATTCAATCCAAAAAAACAAATAGATCTAGGAATAAATAATTTGTTGGTAAGCTGATGGAGTAATCCCCAGCGGGTGGTTTTTTGTCATTTTCCACCTCTCTTAATTCCGACAATACAACAACTCTCCTCATCACTAATACTAGTGGTGGGGAGAACAATTTAAAATAAAATGGATTGGACTAAGGATAAAAGTTGGGTAAGAGGACAAAACACTGAGCATGGCAGGTTCTTGGATGTGTTTAGTATAATCGATCCCTCTCCCAAGGCTTCCACAAGGGAAGAGCAGTTCAAGCACATAGACTTCCACACCTGCATAGGTACAATTGACGTTAAAGCCATGAAGCGAATGTCAAGGGGTGGTAGCCTACAGGAGGAGTTCATGTGGGTTGAGTTCAGAAACACAAGTGGTCACGATGGGTGGCTGTTTGGCGAGCAGGATTGGCTGGCATTTGAAATGTCCAAGGGCTTTACCCTAGTAAGAACAAAGCACTTGCTAGAGCTAGCTAACAAGTTATGTGATACAGATAACTTCGTAAGAACAGCAAGGGAAGCTATCTACAAGGTTTACCAGCGTAAACATACGGATGATGTTATATCCATGATTAGGTTTAGCGACCTAAACAAGATCCCTCACCTAACTATATTAGACCCCGATCCCGTGGGGATTTCCTCTCGGAGCGAGGATCAGGGGCATCTAGATAGCTCGGTGTTTCTCTGAGCCTAGATAGACGTTCCTCTGACTCTACACCGCGACCCATTTGCCAGTAGTATAGCTTACCAATGAATGGTATGTACTTTACGCTACGCATATCGGTTACCTCTTGCATCTCTTGGATATCCTTAAATGCACTAGCGGCTACACCCAATTGTGGTGGTGCGATTGTTTTTAGTATCGCAGTATCCAGACCCTCCTTGCGGATCTGAACAGTGGTATACTTGGTTATCCCGAAGATTCTAAGTAGGGTATTCCAATAGAAGTCCTCCTCATCGATCTCACGGTTGAACACAATTGCCTTCAATACATCCGCAGATCCGTTAGCTAGTGTAGAGAAAGCTAGGATCTTCATCATGTCAGTGGATGCCTCTCCTATCATCTTTGGATTCTTTGTAGCTATGCCCTGCATGAGCTTCACCCAAACTCGTTCACGGACAAAGTTAAACTGCTTAATCGTGTAGGACTTTAGGCTATATAGGATTCTTAGATTTGGATTTGCTGCATATGATTCTGGCATCTCCAGTAGGGATATTGGAGCTACATCCGCTAGCTCGTTATACAATGCCTCGATAACGTAGTCACTCTTGACCCCCTTCTGAAGGTCGGCAATTGTTTTATATGCGTCGTCCCCTTGGGTTCTTTTAAGTCTAGCTAGGGTTTTCTTGTAGGTTTTACTGTTGGGATTTGCCTTAGCACCCTTAGTGAGAACTCCGTGTGCAGCATTGATATTTGTGTTCTTAGCTAGGCGATCCATTGCCGTTAAGCCCGTCCATTTAAATACGGTTTTTACGCTATCCGAGAACATCCCTGCACCCTGTTTGCTATCAATCTCAACCATGTCCTTAGCTATACCCAAGTCCTCAACAGTGAAGTTCTTCTTGCCTATAGCTGCTTCAACCGTGGGGATTAACCCGTTCTGAACCATCGTAAAGTAGAAGTCACCCAACTGGGTAAGAGTTGAACCAATGTTTCCCATCGTAGCTAGATAGCCAGCGTTCTTAGCTCCCTTAACAAAACCATACTGGCTACCGTGCTGACCGAAGCGTGCAGCTACAGCACCCTGAATAACTTGCACTTGATCCTCTCTCAGGCGACCCTCCTTGGATAGCTTGTCCATGACCTCACCAAGTCTACCAGAAACTGGATCTGCTCCCACTGTTTTACCAGATGCGGCATCCCCGATTAGCTTCTTGGTCTCAATGGCATTAACCATCTTCTCAATGTAGCTATCAAGTGCCACTTCGGGATCAGCGTAGTATTTCATCTGGGTCTCTCCTATTAGGTTAGTCCTACGCTCCTTCATGTTGCTAGGGGAGTTTAGCCCGCCACGATACAGTCTAGACCTAGCTAGCTTTTCGTACATCATTTGACGCTCAACATCCGAAAGAGTCTGCCCCGTCATTTTCTCGTAGCGACGGATCTCTTGGTCAACAATCCCAGTATCCTGTCCGTAGGATTCTTTTAGCCCCTTTAGGTCTTCAACCAAGCGAGGAAAGTAATTGTCAATAAAGTTAGCATCCAACCCTAGAGCCTCGTACTCGGCCTTAATGTCATTGAGAACTTTGCGAACAGCCCTGTAATTCTCAGTCATCCCGTACTTTTGAAGGATACGCATACCATCATCAGAAAGTCCACGGATTATTTCTTCCTCTGTGGCTGTTGTTTCCCTGCGTTCCTTTTGGCGACGAATATCTGGATTCTCCAAGCTATACTCACCATTGTTTCCAGTGGCTGACTTTACCCCAGTGTTGTTCCATATAGCTATAGTAGTTAATCCAGTAGTTGGAGTTTCCGCTAAGAATGCTCCATCAAATCCAAGCTTCTTAAGTGCCTTTGTGGTTGGAACGTTTTCAAGGTATCTGAATTCACCAGAGGCAATCATTTCCCTTGTCCATTCAAGCTCCTCTACCCACTCCTTGTCCTTGCGTAACTCGACCATCAGTTTGTTTACGTGACTTGGGTTACTCGGATTCCAAACATTCTTAGCATTTAGATACACGGGCATGATGCTCATTCCGTCATACTTTTCATAGGACTCTGGATACATTCCGATTCGTTCTTTTACATACGCATCCTCCCTTAATCCTCTAGCCGCAGGCGTGTCGCCATCTCTAGTACCCACAAGCTTATCTTCCCTGCTAAAATCCTCGTATATTTTCTGAAGACGATCATCTGTATCTAGCCCATTTCTATACGCCTCCTTATGTCTAGCCATCTCTTCGGATAGCTCTGGATTTGTTCCAAAGTATAGCCAGTCTGGCGTGGATTCATCTTGGTCGATGTTCTCCTTTGAGGTAAACTCAGTGAAGTCCGCTTTCGTGCCGTGATAGAAAATCATGGGCTCACCGTCATCGTGAACAAATTGACCCCTGCCCATCCACTTCCTGAAATTAACTGATGCAGTTGACCTGTCTAGCTGCTTGCGTGCTGCCTTAGCTCCAGACTTAATTTGCTCTGGTGTAGCTGGATCGGGTTTGGCTAACTTGATTGCCTTTTCCCTAGCTATGGCATCAGCTATTTGCTTTTCTGTAGTTTTACGTAAATTAGAATAGTCTCTGGGCATAACACCACTGGGGCCACCAGAAAAAGACGAATCTTGAACAGCCATTCCAGCCTTCTCTGCCTTATCTTTTATTTGATTAAGCGTATCATCATTCAATACGTCCTCCAGTGTAAGGACTTTATTTGGTATCCCAAACTCAATGTCATTTCCTTCTGAATCTTTTTCTAAAACATTAGCAAAAACTGAATTTGCATATGTTCCATGGTTGGATCCACCCATCTCCGTTGAGTTTGGTTTGAATACTCCATATATTCCTAAGTACGGGAAGTTATTTTCTTTTAGGAATCCATCCCTCATTGAGTCCAGATCGGGTAGGAATTTATTTAAGAAAGTAGTTAACTCCTCGTTGGCTTGACCCGCCTGTTTGTATAGGCTTTTAGTAAATTTTCCAGCAGATGTAAACGAAGCTGACTCAAATATATCATATAATCCAAATTCGGATACTTGTTTTTCAAGTGCGGACAATGCTCTCTTTCCTCTGGATCTTGACTTTATATCTTCAAAGTCATTAGCAAACTTACTCCTCCAGTTTTTCCCGTAATATTCCTGCATTCGATCCTGTGCAATATTTCTTACAAGGGAGTTGAAGGTGTGCATTGTTTGCGGCTTACCAGAATAAAGAAATACGTAATCTGATTCCATCAACTTCTTAACTTCGGATGGAGTTTTAGCTGTAGCCCATCTAGCCTTGCCACCCCGCTTGCTCAGAGGGTAGCTAATTCCACCATCCAAGTCGTATTCTTTCCCAGTAACTGGATCTTTCCACTTACCTGTGCCAAGCTGATCTGCTCCCCAGAATGTAACCGTAGCGTTTTCTTCAATTGCCCTATTTATTATATTTATAATATCAACCTGACCAACACCCTTACCCATCTTTGATGATATTAAGGATAGTTTATTTGGTTTTTCTGGAAAAACAAGGTCTGGTGCTTCTGTTAAATCCTTCAGAGAAAACTTAGTTGCACGCATTGGTGCTTGTAGATATTCATCTGGTTGAGATAGTGCCTTTTCCTGCACATTGCTCGTTAAACCCTCCGTGCTACCAGAGAACCTAGCAAATGCATTTAGCTGTTCAATGACCTCGGCATCCGTCTGAGCCTCTTTAAATACGCCAGACACACCAATCTTTTGCATTACTTGGTTTATCCAAATCTTAATGCGTGTTCTGGTATTGATATCCAGAGTTTCATACTGGCTAGCTAGCTCGCCAACTGTCTGTGCTAGGAACTCTTCGTTCTGCACATTTGAGTCATACTGGGATACAAATCCCTTTAGTTGCTGGTTGAGCGATGATCCAGCTACAGTAGCACGGATAACACTATCAAACATATTGCGAGTCATGCTCTGCAATTCCAAGTCAGTCTTAACTGCTTGACCGAGTACAGCATGGAAATATTCGTGTGCAACAGTTGTACCATCCGCTTGCTCTGCACTAATAGCTATGGTGTTGGAAGCTGGATCGTAGTAAGAATTTCCTGACTCAACAATTTGAATCTTAGTCTTCAGACCAGAACCCTCAAGTGCCTTGCGTGCTTGTTCAATATGTTGATTGATAACCTGTGCATTTTCATTGCTGATGTCCAGTAATTGCTCGCTAGCGGATCGTGTGATCTCTGGTTGGATCTGAGCTTTCTTCTCTAAGTCCCTCTGGACACTATCTGGCAGTGATACAGCTAGCTCATTTGCATTAGCTAATGCTCGTGCAAGTACTTTGTAGTCCTCTGGGCTCTTCTTCTTTAGCTCCAGCATTCCCTTACTGAAGGGGCTGGCGGCCTCCTTAAAGTCGTTAATCTTCACACCAGTGTCCAATTCAAACTTTCGGAATTCACGTACTACTTCTTTCCCTGCACGACCCAATCGGCGACTGAGGGGTGTAAGTGTCTTTGATATAAAGTTGGAAACACTGCTCTTGTCCGTGAGTTTAGCCTGTTGATTGCTATCAACTTCTGGTATGGATCCATTCTCCACTGCAATGGCTGTCATCTGGGATCCAACATCGGGATCTATAACATCATTCGCATTGATACTACCATCGCGAACACCCGCACGGAGTCTATCGGATTGGGTTAATGCACGATCAATTGTATCAATACCAGCATTCACACCACCACCCACTAGGAAACCAATGATTGCGGATTCAGCCATACCCCTAGTTATCGGACGATCCTCGTCGTACTTGCTAATGTAGCTAGCTATACTATTGATAATTCCAGACTGCATTACTTCCGTAGCTGCTTCACCAGCACCCGCCGAAACGTATTGACCAATGCGTTCCATAACTTTGCCCGCAGGGATAGCTCCCTTTGTAAAGGGTTTTAGGATGATTCCAGCACCCAGCTTTTCTGCGAGTGCAATGGGGATTGCACCGATAGCACCAGCCTTGACACTCTCTGACATCTGCTCGTCAGTTGCAGTCTCCGATGTTACACCCTGCGTAGCTAGGTAGTCATCACGAACCTGTTGTCCAGCGGAGGATAAGAAGAATCCACCTGAAGCAACCTTGGACACCAATGAGGGTTTCTTAGCTACCACTGCGGCAGCAAGGTAAGGAATCGTACTACCCAAGCCAGATGCTAGCTTGTAACCAAAGTCACTCTTAACGGATTCGGGTGCATCACCCATTATAACATCATTTATATCCGTGCGAATTTCTCCGATATTCCTAGCTAAATCATAATCCCCAGAGAAGTCACCAATCACAGAGGTAAGACCCTCTACGGATCCCAAGGTAATATCCACGGCTGTAGCTGGAACGGCACGCAGGTAGTCAGTGAGGGACGCTGAGTCACTCTGAGCTACCATCTTCTGGAACTCATCGTCGGAGATAATTTTTGATTTTTTTTCAGCTCCTTGGGACTCTTCGCCCTTGGACATCTTTAGAAACTCCTCGTCGGAAATAATCATACTCTACCTGTAGTTTTAATTTGGTTGAACTAGAGAACCTGTCTTAGGTTTCCCTGTGCATCGACAACTTCCCAGACTCGGTTAGTGCCATCCTGTGACATTGACTTAGTTCCCACTGGTTGTCCAGCTAAGTCACCCTTAACATCCTTGGGTGCAGCTAGGAATTGATCCCCGCCCTCTAGTTCCATGACTTGTTGAAACAGTGCTGAATTTGGATTTAGGGGCTTTGTGCCATCTGGTCCAAACCTCTCATCAACTTGGAGCAATTGTCCAGTTTCGGAATCCATGCTTACTCCCATCTCTTCCAACCCACGGATGAAACCAAAGTAATTCTCTCTGGACATCTTCTCAACTGCTTCTGGCATCAATGAGCGTAGAGTAACTGATAGTCTAGCTTGTGCGTTAGAGATATTAAGTTCATTCATCTCCTTCTGTATTGCACGATCCTCTTCTCCTTGGGATCTGTTTTGCATCTCATCGGAGATATAAGTGCGTGTCTCCTCTGGAGTTAGACCCTCTCTCTTTGCCTCTGCTTTTAGAGATTTCTCTAGGTCACGACGCTTGCGATTTTCGTCGGTAGCTGGAACCATTTCTCCGCCTACACGAATTTGTGGCTGGCTAAAGTCGGACCTCTCATCTATGCGAGCCTCCCTTGCACGGGACTCACGCTCGTAGCTAGATAGACCAGCATCTCTGGAGGTTGTCCCCATGGGTGTACTTGGTTGTACTCCCCGAGCTTGGCTTTCCTGACGAGCTAAGTACGCATTGCGAAGGACTGGATCAAGATTCTTGGAGTACCCAGTATCCACATCAAATGTTCTTCCAGCGGACGCAGCTAGCTCACTCGCCTGCAAAAATTGTTCTGGAGTCATCTCTTGGCCACTTGCCTTGAATCTCTCAAAGTTAGCCTGTGCTTGTTGACCAGCAGTCATTCGCGGTGCAGATGGAGCAGATGGAGCAGCTGGTGTAGCTAGTGTAGCTGGTGCGGAGAACTGCTTGATTGCTGATTCATTTCCGTATGCTACATTACCACGGGCATCAGTAAATTCCCTTAGTCCCTCCTCTGGCGTTCCAGATACCCTTGGCTGCTCATTTAACACTTGGTTATTTTCAAATGCAGCTACCTCTTGGGGTGACATAATTCGATTCATCCCACTGGACTGAGCGTTTGGTGCAGCAAGCTGCCCCATCATCTGACCATCCTTAGTCTTATACATTCCTTCAAACGTTGCACCTAGATCCTCAGAAGCAATTGCTTCTCTTTCTTGTTGGGACTTCCCTGCCATTTCTTCATAGCCAATCACATTGGGGATAGCTACAGTGCTTAACGAGGGAATAGTGGCGGGCGATGCTAAAGAATTTGTGTCGTAAATGGGCTTCAGTGGATTCTTTTCCTCTCGGATTGCTTGAAGCTCCATTGGAGTCATTGGTTGCTCAACGATATTTCCCTTTTGCTCCAGTGCTGGGTTTCTTCCGCTTGCAATTGCAGCCCTTTCCTCTGGGCTAATTGCACCCGTATTGGTGTCTACTCCTTTGAGGCGTGCATACATTGGCCCAAGGGTATTAGCTATTTTATCGCTCAAACCAAATTCTTCATCTATTCTTTTACCCGCTTCATATCCCCCTGCTAGTGACGCAGCACCGAGGACTACGGGTGCAGTCAGCATTGAAGATCCAACCCCCGCAATGGCTTTGCTGCCAGTCAAAATACCAGCACCCTTTATAGCCGCAGCAATACCAAGCTCCTCAAGACCCGTCTCGGCGGCCTTTGAGGCTATACCTAGGGTAGTATTATACGCATTCTTGTCCTTAGCAACAGCATCAGCTAGCTTCTGTTGATCCTTGGGTAGATTCTTATTGATTCTATCCATTGCTCCGTAATTTCCGCTGGGTGTTGTGTAGCTTGCCATATTGTTATTGTACCATAAGGGGTTTAAGTTTTGGGGAACTTCTTGTTTAAATATTCTTTGCGTTTCTGACAGGCTCCGCAGCCTTGAATGTTTGTACCAGCTACCTTGTCTATGACCCTAGCTATGGGTTGTGCTATGCGTTCCACACGGTCACCTAGGCCAACTGGGTTTTGTTTTAACCCCGTAAGTTGCTCAAATGTCAATGAATCCACATCAATTAATTGATCCTCTGGCTCTTCTTTGAATACCTGCTTGAAGCATCCGCCCTTCGTGTCCTCGCAGGAAGTTATTTTCTTTTTTGGTTTTATCACGACTGCTCTAGTTGAATGTATAAATCGGGTTCACTGCCAAATGAGTAGCTCTGTACTTTGTATTTGTACCCATCTGCTTCCTGCACATCTTCAGTGGGTGTAATAACTAGATCCCCTGAAGATAATCCACTATAACTATTTGGGTTTAAGCTGAAGTTGTTTTCCTTAAATTCCTCTGGGGTGACGTTTAGGGTTCCGCCTATTATGTAGAATGTATCCGTTGCGGTAAAGCTGGGGATTGGTATATTAGTTTCCTCCTCATAGGTTTCCCCAATTTCAGCGGAGCCAAATGGTAAGCCACCTGATTCATAGGACTTCCCTACAATCAATCCTTTAAACAATAATGCGTATTGAGCCGATTGTATACTCCAAGAGAACGGACTACTGTTATAAGATGCACCCCTAACTCCAATAGACGAGTATGAATCAGTCCCCTCTATCAACTGAGATCTACTTAGTGCGTTGGCTTCTGTGTCTTCACTTAAGAGTTGATAATTTGTTATTCTACCATAAGTACTTGACTGGTTTCCTGCACCCGTAAAAGTTGGTCTTGATATGCATCCACTCCCTAAATATACTCCCTGATAGGAAGTAGTTAGGTCAATGGTGTCGGGGTTACCATATGAGGTGAGCAATTTACTTCCATTTTGTTTTGCTGTCTTAGTATCTGTGAATGGAGGGGTTACGTCAGTAAATGTTCTCGGGAATCCTTGTCCCAGCGAATCTACTTGATTTGGAGATGGACACGATGTGCTTGTATCCCCTTGTTGTGGTGTGTAAACGTGACCAGCCCCAGTCCTTACTGTAGTCGGCTGACAAGTTGATGAATCATATGTTATGGTGTCAACATAATCTGTCTTTGTGAAGGCACTGGTAGTTTGTACGGTAGTTATATTTCGTGAATATTTCGGTCCAGTTATACAAGTAGTGACGTAGTTATTGCCATCGCAAAATGTTGATTGAGTATAGTTGCACTGGGTCCCAGCTTCATTTCTGTAATAACAAACCCCATCATCAATTCTATAGCATTGATCATCGACTTTTACGAATGGCTCCGCACACGTATATATCGTAATAATCCCGTTGGATTGCCCGCCGTCCACGGTCTGCGTTTCCGTTAGGTATTTTTTCGGTGGACTGCTTGGAGTGCTGCCGTATTCAGAGTGACCGCACAATGACAGGTCTCTTTTTTCGGACGAAGTTATTAATTGTACGCTTGGACACCCACAAGTATGTAGGTACTTAGTTTCGTCCTCACGTTCACAACAGGAAAAAATGCTCATTAGCTATACAGTGTCCCCCATTGGTGCGTTGACCCGCAACTTGCAATGCTTTGACTTCCCTTGATTCCCTGCACGATAGTAGGTACATCCCCGTCCCAAGTAATTGATGCTATCTGCCTGTAGTCCGCTGTTGCGGAGGTTGATCCAGAGCTTGTTTGTACTGATGCACCTGTAACCACACCATCCGTATCAAAGGTAGCCTTTAGCCAGAGTGCAGTGGGTTTCCCTGCTGGGGTTAAGCCCGTTGCTGTCTCTGTGTTTACAGTTCCCGTTGTTACGCTAACTGTTCCATCTGTGTCATCTACGACTTTAAATGCAAATAGGTCAGTATCGATGGTTGGGAGATCGTCGCCAATCTCATTGTTACCAGATATCATCTGTGTTACGTATACTCTTCGCAGTGATCCTGATTTAGTAGCACGCACGGTTCCTATGCGAAACATATAAAGTGGGTTATCCGTTAAGCCCTCAGAAAATCCCTCGACGAACGCTGGACTACTACCCTCGGCATCCCTTACGTATATTTTAGTATTGTAAGTACCACCAGCATTGCTGCTAACAATTGCATTGGCTTTTCCATCTGCGTTCTTGGAGAAAACAACTACACCAAATACTATAAATTCTTTGAACCCATCGCCCGTTGTAAAATCACCACTGAAGCTAGTAATCAATTCTAGTTCCTCTGGTCCAAGTGTCCGAGGGCTAGTTCCACCAGCATCGATTCCTTCGTGGGTTATAGTAAAATTACCTGAATTGCACCCAATTGTGAATGAACTAGCGGGTATAACCGTTCCGCCCGAAGTGTCTGCTTCCGCACCGTTGATTTTAATTGCGAATGGAGCCAAGCCATCCCCAGTATTTTGATTAGGATCCTGATCACCCCCATCTTGCCCTTCGAAACTAGAAGGATAGGGATTCTCTGGAAATACATTAAATCCCTGAGCAGCAAGAACATCTGGTGTAACCGAGGATGCATCTGGAATCCCAGATACGTTGAAGTCAGGGGACAACCTCGGTGGGGGAGCTTTAAAGTTTTGAATTTGGAAATCCATACGTTATTATATCGTATAACTTGTCTTCCTGTAGAACTGAGTTCCAGATGCGTCAATAAATACTGGATCTAAAATTTGATCATATAACCCAGTTGTTGCTGGTGCAGAACTTGAGCCAGTGATGGTAATTGCAGTGCTGGATACCTCGTTTAGGGTTTCTCCAATGATATTGTCGTTGTCCCTTACTATACTTGCCGCAGTAGTAATTGACCCAGAGTCCGCAGTGTTAGTAGCATAATAGTTGGAAAAGGGTTGGTGCGATGTACTTTGTCTAGTATTGTAAACAGCCACTGTCAGCGATCCTCCCTGCTCAACACCAACGGGCGTTACTTTTGTGTTTACAGTTGTAGCAGAGCAAGATGTGTTAGATAAGTTGTAGGCAACTGGTACGCTAACCGTATTGATTGAGGTCAACTCAATGCTAACGGTGGCCTTAACCTTCCCAATCCTTGGTGGTATGCTTGTTATGTATGGGAGTGAGTTACTGGATCCACCCGTTGCTGTTACTGAACCAGCCTTTCTTACTTCGATTATCTGCTCATAGGATTGAAGCGTGCCAATTGGCGTGGATCCCGCAGTTGGTCCCTCTAGGTACTTGTAGGTATATATCTTGTAACCCCCAGTGTTATCAATATTTTTTGATAACAGTATTCCACTTGAGGTGGGTTCAGTAATCTGACTGACATAGGTTACCATCTTTGTGTCTGGAAGTCCGTCTGGACCTTGCACTTCGGATTTGGATATTTGACCAGCCTCTAGATAGACCTCAGTGAGTTGAGCAAATGCAGTGGTATCCTCTAATTCCGAGCTAGCTAGTAAGCCATAAACTGTAGAGTTACTTTGAGTACTAAACGAAATACCAGAGGCAGCGGGCCACTGAACTTCCCACGGGAGATACCCATTTGTATCAGAGTAGTAGATGGGATTTCCGTCTAGGGTATCATAAAATATCCATCCAGAAGAAACACTCTCGCCTGATGTATTCTGAAAAAGATATTGCTCTGGGTCATCTCCCTCTCTAATCCACTTGGTAAAGTTTGCATTTGGCTTATAAGTACCACTTCCTTCGGATGCAATAACAGTAACTTGGTTTGTTGGGTTTGTAACTGCATATGCTGCATCTACGGCAATTTTTCTGGGTGGAGTGGTCCCAGAGATAGCTCTGTATGTTTTTGTTATCTTAGCTAGACCATTCTCCTGAATCTCTACAATGGGATCCGTAATTTCAACAAATTGATTTGTGAGTGTTTCGTAGGTCTGTACGAGCAAAGGATTCTCTGTATTCGTTGCGGAGTTAACACGCGTGTCAACCTCTACGGAAATTAATCTACAATTAGTGTAACCCTGATTTGTTATTTGCTCGCCCGCTGTATCCAAGTCACCGAAGTCCCCAAGGAGGGAACCCAAGTTTGCGTTATCAACATCCTCCCGTGTAAACTTCTCAAAACGACGAACTACCCTAATGCGTCCATTGGGTAGCTTTGTAATTTCTGGGATTTCACCCCTCTGATGTACACTCGTATTACCTAGGCTCATTGTTTATTTTTTTTGACATTTCCACCTGCTTAACGCAAGTGCCTTACGGGTTGGTCTACCCTTGGAGTCCTTCATTGGACCCTTTACACCAGACATTCTAGCACAGAATGATTTCTTTCTGGCCTTCTTTTTGCCCTTTGGGTTGGACTCGGTGACTGGTGCTTTTAGGTTAGCTCCAGTCTTTCGCTTGAAGTGGGCTCTTCCAGCCGCAGTTAGACCACCCTTTTTACTTTTGTGAATTTTTCTCATCTATTTCTTCCTCCGTATACTTTGAACTCTACGGGGCTTGCCCTTGGGTTGACCTAGTTTCTTTTTCTGTGCTACACGCTTTTTCTTTTGTGCTGGAGTAATTTCGGATGCAGTCGCTGGGGTCTTCGAGCTTACACGCTTTGATGGTCTGCAATAGGGCGTTTCTCGCTTTTCTCCCTTGCGTCGTCCGCAGGGCTTTCCTGACTTGACATCCACCCAGTCCTCCTTGAACCACCTCTTGAGGGATGCACCCCTTGCTGTTTTGCGAACTGCCATCTATTTCTTTCGACCCATGTTTGCTTTTTTCTTTCCCCAATTAGAAGCACCAACCTTCCTACACTTAGCTATAGCTCCACTTGCGTACGCACTTGGAAATACTTTATATCTGGATTTAACCTTTTTGTAGCAAGCGTCCTTTGGCATATTATTGATTTTCTAGCTGGTTAATGTAGTTAAGGATTTCTCCTATAGTTTGTCTTTCTTCTGGACTAAACTCGTGGCTGTTCAGTTCCTGTATGAACTCTGGTATCCTGCTCTGCTTTAGAGTCACGCACCCATTGCTGAATATCAGCATTGTGCTTATTGTAACGCCTAGTAGCAAGTTCTTTAACATATGCAGTACGTACCTTCAGAAACATAGCCCCGATCTTCGGGAATGCTATTAGCAACTGAACAATAACCGAGATCATTTGTCCTTCGCTTTGCCTACGTTAAGTGCAAGCCAGTCCACAATCTTGTATGCTTTAGCTACAAAGCTGTCGTCGGTTGGCGTAGGGGTAAGTGCAGCGATAGCTGATGCAGCGGCTACAATAGCAGTAAGGGCAGCAACAATGCTGTCCACGTTTGATACTAGGTATGTAATAATCTCTTTCATATTATTTGTCCTTTAGTTCCTTGATTACTTTGACTGCTGATGCAGTCATATAGACCAGAGTAGCAAGACCTACAACTAGTCCTAAAAGTTCATTGATGTGACCGAGTTCAATTGTAGCGATAAAGCCTCCAGTTCCAATTGTTGATTTGTACACGATGTCTTGCATTAGATTTCCTCACTTACTTCTACTGGTAAATAACTTGACTCAACTGAAGCCTCTTCAAGACCGTCCAACTCATACTCGGAGACATCCAATGCCCACTTGCCGTCAGCAGTAGGTACTGGCTTAGTCAACCAGCGAGTTCCTTTGCCTTCAGTCCAGTAAGCGAATTGATGATACTTGCCTTCTTCGTCGGCTCGCTCTATAGCGACCTCTTCAGTTGAGTAGATTAAGTACATTAGCTGTAAATGTCGTATTGATTGTTAATGTTGGTTTCGATGGCTGCACGGTTGGCTGACTGGTCGGAGTTATAGATAATCCACTCAGCCATAACTTGATTAATAACGTTCGACCACAACGACTTGCCGATTTTGTTGATTACCATAGAGCTGTCCGAATCAGTCGTAGCAATTGTCATTGGAGAACCATTTATATGGAGTGAAGAACCTCCTTGTACTGCAGTTTGGTTAAGTGCTGAAACTAAGTTATCCGTTCCATCAGTATTCATTGAAACAACATCCTGAGTATAATTAGACCCTAAAAATCTTATGTATTTGGTTGGTGTTTGTACAAGAAAATGGACAGTTTGGAAATTCTGAGTATCGTCAATCAAGTGAACGGCATTAACGGGGGTTACAACATTAGGTGACCTGAATACTGAAAATAAATGAGAACGTGTTACGCTAATATTTACTTCAAAAGATTGACTAGTAGAGAAATCAATACCACCAGCAACCAAAGCACCAGCATCAACAATCCTTGGCTGCAAACCAGCAACACTCTGAGTAGCATCATTGCCATTACCTGACTGGTCATACCAAGTCTCTACAAAGCCGTTGACGGTATCATCATAAGCAGGGATACCAGCGATGCCGTAGACCTTACCGATGTTAGCTTCAAGGGCTGTGCGGTTGTCTGACTGGTCGGTGTCGTAGAATATCATCTCTGACATTGTTCCGTCCCATACTTGAGAAGTATTAGCACCCCGTCGAAACAGTTGACTAATTTGATGTGTGCCAGTAAGTGTCACTCTGTTTGTTTGAGCAGTGCCATTTATTTGTGCTCCAACTGAATCCGATACATCTCTGTTGAAGTTGTAAAGGAATGGAGTGCCAGTGCCAATCGTGAATCCACTGTTGTAATTAGTCGTCCCCGAATCCGAGCCAGCAATCGTGTATCTAAAGGAATCGTCGTTAAATCTAGGGTAATCAGCGTTTGTATAAAATCCGTAGGGAGAACGCTGTAAACTAGTCCAATTTGAAGCTGTAGCTGTCCCCGTAAAGAAAATGTCGAACTCAGCGCTGATTGATAGTGTAGAGTAAAGTTCTAGGAATGTTCCTACACCATCGCTTAATATACCACCAGAAACCAAAGTCCCACCGTCAACAATCTTAGGCTGACTTGCTGCATCCGTCTGCACTGCGTGGTTAGCATTAGGTGTACCAGCGGTTGTACTCTGGTCGTACCATTGGGAGACGAAGCCGTCGTTGCCAGCACCCACCCAAGCAACCATCGTCCCATCAGCAACCTCAGCCGCAGTAAAGGAATCCTCTGCGTCATCGCTAGTACGACGAACCTCGACTACATCACCCGTATAGGAGTCACTAAGGTTACGCAGACTGTAAGCAGCCGCTGCCTCAATGATAGGGCCGTCACGACCCGTAGCTGTAAGCTCACGTAGGTCAAGTGGAGGTGTGATCTGCTCGTTAACCCAGTTCGTTAGAACCGAGGTACTAATGTCCTGAGCCGTAAAGTCCCGTTCGTTATTGTCACTTTCACGACGAACACGGACAACCGCAGGGCTGTCCGATCCTAGGTTACGTAGGCTATAAGCAGCAGAAGCCCCTTCAGCAATCTGAAGGAGATTCTCGCCTACCCTGTCCGTAATGGGGGTATGCCCCAGGGAACCCTTTAGGCTAAGGTACATACTAGTACTTGTGGCAGATTACTAGACCGCTAGTTACAGCAACTGCGCTGAACTGACCGTAAAGAATTGTGCCTGCGCCAATGCCTACACCCGTAAGTGCAGCACTGCTCTGGTCAACATTATTTGCTGTAAGGACTGAAAAGTTAGTATCAGTAACTAGTTGAATAGCTCCGTATCGTTGACCAGTGACGGAGTCACCAGCGTTAAGTACTTCTGATCCAACTGAGGAAAATTCTAGTGTGTTATTTCTTGATGAACTCATAATTGTATTATAGCACAAGTGCTATCTCGCTTGGTTACTTACGTACGTTGAAAATCTTTTGTTAATAGTATTATTGTTAGATCGCATATCGATCTTTTCTAACTCAAGCGCAAGGTAAGTACCTGCAACTTGTTCTTCAGTCATAGCCTTGTCGTGCTGACCATCCATACGTAGGAAGTCTGCATACACGGAATGCGCTAAAAAGAAAAAGAACTCATATGGAATATCTGTGGAGTCCTCCGTAAAGGTAGGTAACTCCTTCTGGTAGTTTACGAATACTGAAGTTGCATCATTGGTAACAACGTTAAGTACGTGCGCACCACTTGAATCAACGTAGAACTCGTACTCTAGTGCAGAGTTACGAAGGAACGGTTGAGTCCGATAGATGCGTTGGAAGTCTGAGATATTGTCCAGGCCAGCCTCTGCATAGGGAACTAATCCTGAGTCCCCCAGTGCACGCTCTTCCCCGATAACAGCGTAGCGTGGCCAGCTAGGGCTAGTACGGTACGCTTCAAATGCTCGTCGGTTGACGAACTGTAAAATATTAAGCTTCTCCTCTGGAGTAAAGCTACCTACACCCGAAAGTGCCGTTACTAAGTTATATAAATCGCTGTAGGTTTTTGTCTGCATTATAGCTTGTTCGGCGTAAGGTCTGAGAAATTCTTTTGGAAATACTGCAGGAACTCTTTTGAGTGCACTGTCTCTTGTCCATATTTTTTAATAAGTCTAAAGTACTCACGATGCGGAATAGTTGCAACGCAACGTCCTAGTACTGGGTGCACCTTGCCACGCTCCTGTGTAGCTTCTTTGCGAGCCTGATTTGTACGATTAGCTTCAGTACGCTTTTCAAGTTGAAGTCCGCTTTTGATTTCATCCATAAAAGCCTTATCGACCTCTGCATCAGAATAAGTTGTAGCTGGTGTAATTATATCCATATTAAAAATTAAAAGTAAAAAAGGGGAGAGGCTGGGATTATACCAACCCCTCCCCAGAAATTCAAGCAGGATTACTGAGTAATCTTACCGTGAGCCTGCGGGTGGTAAACACCGAGGGTCAATGTGCAATCGCAGAAACCACGCTCGCCGCCACCTTGATTAGGTAGACGAGTCGAACCCATAGGGATAAGCTCGTGCACACCGTAGTACTCAGGGTTAAGCAGGTAGCCGTCATTGAAGTCCGAACCGCCAGCAATAGTTGCAGGAGCAGTGTCTGGGTTCATGTTGACGATGGATACGATGCCGTGGTCGCTTTGGTAAAGCTCGACAGAGAGTTTGATCTCAGCCTTGTTACCATCGTAGTTAACCGAACGTACGTTTTCTACTGCATTAGGAGAAATACGAGCAAAGTCAGCGATAGTGCGACGAAGGCCAGTATCAGCAACAAGCATAAGGTTGTTGGAGCTGCCAGTCTTACGATAGATCGAAGAGATCAAATCATTTAAAGCAGTTTCACTGAATGCACCAGAAGTGCTGATATCGTAAATCGAAGAAGCAGGAGTTTTGAATCCAGCAGGAATGTCAGCAGGAGATGCTGCGTCAATCCACTTGCCGAGACCACGAAGGCCATAAGGTGTATTAACACCGTCTTCTACGCTGCGGTCTTGTGTACCAAGAAGCGTAGCTTCTACGTCACGCTTAAGCTCACGAATAGCCTTAGCTTCAGCTTGTGCAACCTTAGCAGGTCCAACAGAATCAACGGCTTCTTGCAGGTCAGATACCTGGAAAGCACGGCGGAACTTTTGAACGTAGTTACCAAGGCGAGCACGGCCAGCAAACTGATCAACAAAACCAGGGTCAGTATCGTCTCCGATTGTTTGACCAACGTCTTGACCTTCACGAACACCAGCAATGCTAGGGGACGAAAGAGCGTCTACAGTCCATTCAGTGAATGTAGCACTAGAACGCTTTTTAGAAGCAGATGAAAGGACAGGAGTTTCTTCGGGAGCCAAGATGGTAAGTACATCTGTAAGGTCTTCACGATTAGAGGCACCAGATCCACCAAGTGGACTAGTATCGAATGTATTTGAGAATGACATAATATTTTATATTTGAATTAATTAGTTTAAGAAGCACAGCTTCTCTATTTATCTATTTTGTAGTTGAAGGGTTCTGAGAGTAATGAAGTCACTCTTATCACCTGATTGCTTGAATTGATTATTCAAGTTCTTAATTGATTTACTTGTACGGCTTGCTGGCTTTTCTGAGCCTGCTGCACTAGGAGTAGAATTACTTGATGGGTTAAGTCGTACCTTGGACTTAACGCTCTTTACTTCTTTCCGACCGTAGATACTATTAGCGGCGTGCGCTAGTAAGTACGGCATCTGTGCTTTAACGTCAGCGGGTAAATTAGTCATCAATGTATCGACCCGAGGGTCGCTCATAATGGCCTGGTATTCACGCCGTGTATCGTTGTCTTCACCTGTCATCCAAGGTAACTCAGCTTCAGCCTGAGCACTTAGGTGCTCCTGCATTTGTTTGCTTTGTTCGACCTTCTGGATTTCCTCCAGGCGAGCAGGAAGGAATTTGTCACGGGCTTTACGTGCCTGCAATAATGCATTGCGGACATCGGCCTTAGTCATCTCCTTGCCTTCTACTTCCGTGACTACGTCATCAGCTTCATATCCGTCTGCATTGAACATAATGTCCTCTGCCCATTCAATAACATTACTAGCATCCGTAGCTTTTGATTGCAGGTCCTCAAGAGTCCCTACGCTATCAAACGGATTGTTTGTAACTTCTTTCTTTGGTGTAAGCGGATTGTTTTCCTGGGCAAACATTTTGGACTCCAGTTTTTGGAGTCTTTCCTCTGCTGCCTTTCGTTTAGCTGTGAGTTCTCCAAAGCGGGCTACTGCACGGCTGCCTAGCTTGTCGGCTAGTTCCCGCAGTTCCACTTCGGACATGTCATCTAAATCAATCTGAGAAAGAACTTGCTCGTCTGTTTCCGCTTCGGGAGTTTCGTCTTCAGTACTCTCGTCTGATTCTTCTACTCCTTCTACTTCTTCAGTAGCAATTTCGTCGGCTACCTCTTCCTCAACCTCGGGAGCAGATTGCTCTTCTGGTTCAGGGCTTGGTTGGCCTAAGCGTTGGATCGCAAAATCCTCTGCTGTGATATTTGTCTTTTCCGCTGTATTATTTTCAGGTTCAGCGTTTCCTGCTGTGACTTCTTTGTTCATATATTTCCACTCTTCAACGCCGAGCGATAGCTATGGTTGCATTATAGCACACGAAATGTATGCTATTAAATTATTCATTGGGTGAAGTCTCTGCCCAACTGGCCATTGTAATAATCTGATCGTAGCTTAGAATGCGACCTGAAAGCTGCTGTAGCTTATCAGTTGGAACCTCGTGCATTTCTCCAATGCACTCTTCCCGCATTTGCTTGATTAGGTCAATGAAGCGGTTAAACGAATCGTGCCGCTTTAGATGTTCAATGTCTTCTTCAATTGTCATATTATTTATCTTTTGAAAGATATTCCTTTAAAACTTGTTTCTGCTCAGGTGTGGCCTTTGCACTAGGATCACTGCTGTAAACTCTAGCAAGAATGGTTTGTTTCATTGCTGTTGGATTATCTGCGTACTCAGTCCCTTCAAAGAATTTAACTTGATCTGGTGTAACTTCAAACTCTGGATCAAATTCATCTTGTCGCATCTTTAAGCGAATAGCTTCATTTTCTGCTACTGCACCTAATTGTTTTTTTGATAAAGGGCTGTACGGATTAAGAATAATAGTATTATCCTCAGCCGCCATACCAGCTACTTCAGGTCTATCCGAGAAAAATTGATCCTCCCCAGGATATAACTTTTCACGAATAGGAAACCCGAAGAGTTTATCTGATGCCCGCTTATTTCCGTATTCTTCTGGAGTCATATTAGTACTGTCCCATATTTTGAGTTCCTACTTCACCCATCTGCGCTGGGGTTGTACCGATGCGGCCAATCTCAGCGTTCTGCATTTGTTGCATCTGGAATTGATACTGACCTGCGTACTTTTGCAGGCGACTCGCAAAGGCTTCGTCCTCTTGTAGCTTTTGCTGGATGTCAGGCTGCTGACCATACTGCTCTAGTACTTGCATTGCAATCTGACCACCGCTTGCACGAGCTGGCATTTCAATGCCTGCATAGATCTTCGTCAGGTCGTCGGTTACGTCTTTGACTACCTGCTGCTGTGCATCCTCTACAGGTGTCAGCACGGAGTCCGCTAGGATCGGATCAACACTGCTTGCCATTACTGCAAGTAGTTTATCAACGTCGATACGGCCATTGCGGTCCAGTTGGATAAGCTGTGTCATTTGAGCAAGCTTAACTTCCTGGGACTTAGGATCTGTGTTTAGCACATCGTAGTTAATAGTGATATCAAAGTCTGCGTCAGGGTCACCTCGGTCCATTACTTGTGGGTCAGGTATTCCAGTTACACGGAAGAATACTTCGTCTGGTCCAAAGCGTTGGAAGCAACGGTACGCCATACGCATAACCTCTGCATTATGCTGCAAGAACTTGTCCACGAGGAACTGCTTGCGTACACTAGAGATCTGAGAGTCTTCGTCTAGTCCGACTAGGCGATCCGCTAAACCCTCTAGGGTCTGCTCGATCTCAATGGAACCAATAGGTGCAGGAGGCACAGGTGCAAAGTCCAGGTCACCCTTACGGCGATAAGGAATCATACGACCAGGACCCCAGTCACTTGGTGCCTGACCTACTGGGTGCAGGATAGGGGGTAGCGTAGATAAACTGTTGCGATCAATGCGAGAGTCACGCTCTACCTTAACTTGGTTCTGGATACCACGAAGAATATCTGGAACCGTAGTTGTATCATATAGACGCTTGCTGTCCTCTGACAGCTTTGTGACTACCACTGGGTAGTCCTCGTAGCCATTTAGTAGCTCACGCTTAGCGTAACCTGGTGCTTCGTTGTTCTCCCCGCTGTACTCCTTGTGGAATACTGTGCAGTAGATACCCTCTGAACCATCGTCAGGATCGACCAACCGCTGGTACGCATACACGATTTCTATTAGTTCATGCGCCTCGTAGGCGTTATCGGTCAAGCTAGTACTGCGGCGGCCTTCCTGTTCTCTTTCAACGCTATCTATATTAACACCTCTGTAGTGCTCAATAATATAATCAACAAAATCTGCGTCCCAGCCTGCTGTAGCTACCTTATTCTCTAGCTCTTGAGCAGTGTAGTAAGTCTTCCAGAAGCAGTAAGGTGCACGCTGTGGATCAGTTACATAAGCTGGGAAAAAGAAATCTCCGTCTGGGGCAAGTGTCTTAATCTCTGGTGCGTCAATCTGACGGCGTACAGTTGGAAGCTCCGCTTCCCCGAACTTGCGTAGGTCCTTGAGTGCTTTCTTTGCTCGCTTGTCCGTTACACCGTCAAAGATGTTCTGAAGCATAAGCACTAGCTCATCGTCATTTTCACCTGACTGAACTGCACCAAAAATATTTGGGTCTAGCTCTGCGATCTGCTCAAGTGTAAGCTTCTGTAGGAACTGACGGTCCTCTGTGTGCCAGCCTACATAAGTAATAAGCATTCCACGCTCTAGCAGGTAGTTGGCACCTAGCTCCATTTCACGCTTGTACCGAGGGATATACCCACTGGTTACCATCCACTTTAGGAATGAAGATACAATCTCTGCACGGGCAATATCATTGGACTCCACTGGATAAGCACGAATGTTAGACCGATTCAGCGAAGACATAAACAAAGACACCAGTCGTGTAATGCGTTCGTCAATGACGTGGCTCTCTGTGTCTGATGCTCCCTCCCAAGGGAAAGCATCTGCTCCGTGCTTGCGGTGGTCACGGCTCTTGCCTGGCCACCAGTTGCGACGATCATCGT